GAGAGGATTTAATAGGTGAGCAAGCATGGCTGATAATCCGATAAATTGTTATTATTTTGGTAAATTGAGCAAGGATTCTTACAATGGTCATGTGCTTTACTCTGGTAATCGTGTAATACATAGCAATAGCGATTTACCCAATGACTTTCCTGTTGATTTTAGAATTTTAGATGGTGGGTTATTGCCGCCTAATTTGCCACAAACTCAGGGACGTACTGAGTTAATTCATTTGCAAGAATGGACAATTATCACCTTTTGGGACAGAACAGCAGATACGCGAGGGAAATCAAATAGCGCTTTTGTTATTCGTGGGCATTTGGATTTTACCGAGGCCATCAAAGTAACAAAAGAGCATTACCCCCAAATATGGGAACGGTTTAAGTTTGAGGTATACCAACGATGATGCTTAAATACTCAATCGAGCAACTAATCCACTTCACCTGCTCTTGTGGCTATCACTGGACACACTCAGGCCCATTACCAGATTGGCTCATAGTCTGTCCCAAGTGTAATGCGGTGGCATACGAGTTAGAACAGGTAACGGATAAGCCATTGATTGAGGCGTTTAGTGATGAGCAAATCCTTAACGAGGCGGTTAGGCGTGGTTACAGAACTACGCCGGAAACTGATGAATCCATACTCGAAATGCTCAGGATACTTAAGGGGCGACATGCCTAGCGTTGTATTTATAGTTGTTGTCTTGATAGTGTGCATTTATCTACTGGTGACAATCCTGGATGATATGGATAAAGGTAAATAAAAAGACCCTCAATTAACGAGGGTCTTTTGTTATTCGGTTGTGTTAGTTAAACCCGTTAATGAACTTTTCCATTTCAGCCGGGGTGTTTAGTTGGTTTGCCATCAGTAGCATCATACCGAGTTGAATAGCCGGGTAGTTTTCAGTTTCGGGATGTTTGCCCAAGTCTGATGTCATTGAAGCATAGGCATTAGTTAGGTCATTAGCTTTGACATATTCCAAAGCTCTCCCTTTGCACCAATCTAAATGTTCTTGTCTAGTCATTGTCACCTCCCTGCGTTAAGCCGCCGCTATTAACTATTGCCGCCGTTTGCATCTCGCTTGCTGGCACAAAACCCGCATAAGTCGCTGCTGTCATCGCCGTCGCAGCTTCCCATTGATTTACCGCAATCCATGCAGTAGAGTGTTCCCCAAATGAGGTCGAACAGTTTGCCAATCATTGCAGTAACCAGTGAATGAACTTTTGTACTGAGGGCCAGGGGGCGTAGCAACACCAACATGATCCACAGCAATTTCCCTTTTGACAGTCTGAACAAGCGCCTTTTTGAGTATTCATTTTGAGATAATCCTTTTTGTGATATTTGATAGTTAATTGATTATGTGTTATTATTTACTCGTTGTCAGTTTTGTGCCTCGGTTCACCTCCCCTCAGTAGGGCTAGTCTAGTGGCAGGATTAGCCCTATTTTATTCCCCCCACTTGTGATTTTTATAATTCACCTGACCCGGCTCCGGGCCGTCTAGCCACTTGATAAGCCGGGTAAGCAGTCGGTAGAGTGTGTGTCGCATTATTGGGCCATCCTAATCTTCAAGTAGGGGTCAACTCGCTTAACTCCCCCACATACATCGCTCAGGTTAATCTTACCTGTAGCTGGCATATTATCATCTGCGCTCAGGTAATCCACTTCGATAACGTCATTGGGGCTTCCTACATCCTGCATAGCGGCTAACAGGGCCATGCGGATTTGTTGAGCATTTTTTCGCTGCTGTTTGGTGGTCATCATTAGTCCAATACCCCCAAGTTAATTGTCAAGTGATTGTCATCCAAGTACGCTTTAGCCTTTGGAGTTACTTTCATATTCCGGTCAATATACCCGCCGTTCAAAAGGGTATCAACCATTTTAGTCCATGCTGACCGGGCTACTTTGTTACCGGACTTGTTTCTGACTTTCAAATCGCCGGTTAAGTGAAGGTGTAAAAGTTGCGCTTGCTGATATGAGGTGAGGTTCATTTTGATTGCTCCTAAGTGATTTAATCTTGTACTCAGTATACCCGATTACCTTAGCTGATATAAGGGCTAAAGGTCACTAATCGAGCTTCCCTAAAGTACTTATTTTGGCCTTAGTGTCAGTTATAAGTTGGGTTAGTTTGTCGCTTCTCATCTTTTGGGGAATGAGACAATCTCCATCGTTCAAAACAACTTCATCCATTAGGCTAGGTATATCTGCCCATTGCTTAAGTAACCCCAAAATCACCTCATAATCCTGCGAGCTAACATACTCTGGCATGGGCGCGTCAACGGGTAACTTGGGATAGCTGTAGAAGATTTGACGGGCGGTTGTGATGGTTGTCATTCTGCCTCAACTTTTTTCATAGCTTCATCAAGTTCTATTTGGGCCTGCTTTGCTACAATATCTCGGATGGCCTGTTTTGCCAAAGTCTCGAACGAGGTATTTTTGCTTTTCTTGTAGTAAGCTTGCAAAAACAACTTGGCGGCTCTGGCTTCATCGTCTCTAAATTCGATAGTGATAGTTGTCATTTCTTTATCCTTGTCCCCGTGTTGACGTGCTGCAACTCTCTCTGTTGATCTTCATACCAGCGCTTGTATGTCTCATTGTACGCCACTTGAGACATATCTGGTTGCCAGTAGCATACTATCATTGATGGCTCTACCATTTCAACGGTAAAGGGGGCATCATATTCCTTACCCAGGTCAATCAGGTGGTCAACATAACCCGCAATGGGTTGAATGTGACCGGCGATTTTGAGCAGATAATTGTATTGGGGTTTTGGACATTTACACATCTCAAAACCAATCTTTTCACAGCGTTCACAGTTACCGATAAAGCTCATATTTTCACCCTCTCTAACTTGAATAATCCGCTGAGGCTAATGCTATCGCTTACCGTTTTACCAGTGCGTAACGCGCCGTTTTTGCCGACAAAATAGAACTCACCATTTGAGCGCTTGAAGGTGCGGTATTTCTTGCTGTTACTGGCAATTTCACGGCAACCGAATGCGATTAGTTTTGAACAGATTTGAGATTGTTTAGTGGTCATTAGAAACTCACCTCAAATTCACCATCGGGTGACAATTCATCAAATGATAGCTTATGGTCATTTGCCATATTCCTAACCGCATCCATTAACCGCCATTGCGAAGCGTTGCTAATGTTTTGATAGGTTTTAGGGAGGGCTTGATTATAGCGCTGAATAACAACATTCGGGCGCATGTAGGTAAACTTGACGAATTTGACATACAGTTTGGGGTTACTCATTGGTTTGCTCCTTTGTGGGCCGTCCTACCTTATTAGGGGTGAATTTGTTTAAGTCATCAGGGGCTACAAGTCTAACCCCGCCGATTTTAACGAAGGGGATAAACTGCTTGTCAAGCCATCGCTTGGCCGTTGCCAGCTTTACACCTCGTATTCGGGCTATGTCGGATACTGATAAGAGTTGGTTCATTAAATTCTCCATATCGTTACGTTGTCAATCTCATCAATCTTTTTACGTTGAACTTTAACGGTTTTGCCTACGTATAATTCAACGCATAGCAGTCCGGTTAAGCCAATCTCATGGGTGCGATAAACACCAGACTTTTGACCATTCAGAGCCTTAATACAAATGGCTTCTTCACCTTCGAGTAAGTCATTCTGATAATTCTCAGGCTTGTAGTCTACTTTTTCACCGGCTAGGCGCTGGCTGTCTCTAAGGGCAAAAAACTCTTGTTTGGTCATAATTCATAACTCCTAAGTGATATTTATAATTATAACCGATAAGTGATAGTTTGTCAATACCTTTTTCAATGAGTTTTCAAAACTCGTCACCTATTGTATTTTTTGAGAATATCGGTTAAAATGTCATTATGAAAGGATATGACAATGTATAAAATTCCCCGGCGTCAAGTTTATTGTACCACCCTCATTAGTTGGTTTAGGGAGATGATTTGGATTTTCTTTGTACTTAAGTTGTTTCCTTACTCGTATGATTATTGTAATGAGGCTGGCTGGAAAAAGGCTAATCAGTAAGGTAATGGCTAAAGATACCCGCACCACTCGCCCCCTAATCCAAAGCGTACTGGACTTTAGAGTTGAGCCAACCCCCGATGGGTTAGGGCTGATTATCACAACGCCGCCGGGTAAGGTGTTCGACTTGGGTAGCAATCGGTTTCAAGTGTCGCCCGATGGTAAGCGGTTAGAGGTGAGGGTGAAGTGAGTGGCAATTGATAATACCGTAACTAATCTTGATTATTCTCGTATAGCCATAATCTTAGTTGAGGCTTTATTCTATGGTGATAGGAAAGCGGCTAAACGATATGAGCTTACTACTCGCACCCTTAGAACCTATCGTACCATCCTAAATACCAGTCCAGAACTTTCCGCAATTTTCCTAGAAAGACGTAGAGAGTTTGAGACGAATTGGGCCACTAGAATACCGGCAGCTATCATAGCCGGTATTGACTTTTTAGGCGAGGCCGCAAGAGAAGCTGACTATAGAGACGCTGACACTATTAAAGCGGTAGCTGAGGCAGTTAAGGTATTAGCCGAAATAGGACTGACAAAAGAGTTAATTGATGCTAGAATTGGCAAACTCAATCGAGAGGACGGAGAGGAAATTCAATCAGTGGAATCCAATTCCTCCCTCTCTACCCAAATTATTACCTCTTGATACCCGCAATATCATTGACTGGATTCAATCAGAGTTCTTCATCCCTGAGCTATCCGGCCCAATCGTTTTATACCCCTATCAAATCGCCACACTCAAAGAAGCCCTAAGTAAAGATGACAAGGGTGACTATAAATACTCCCTTATCGTTTGGGGTGATATTAAGAAGTCTGCCAAGTCCTCTATCGCTGCTGCCAGAGCATTGTATGCCGCAACTCATACCCAGTGGGGTAGCATCAAAATCATAGCCAATGACCTGAAGCAGGCTGATAGCCGGGTGGCTTTTTACTTGCGCCGGGCTATCGAGCTTAACCCTAACCTCTCCGCTAAACAGGTGAATTACAAAACCTCATTTGCCAATCACTCTATCATTGAAGCCATCCCTATTGACCCCAAAGGGGAGGCCGGTGGCAATGATGACCTGATCGTATTCAGTGAATTATGGGCAGCACAACATAAGGCTATTCAGCAGATGTGGACTGAGGCAACACTAAGCCCGACTAAGTTTGGACAGTCTCAACGGTGGGTTGAAACCTATGCCGGTTTTGATGGTGAATCCCCTATCCTTGAACGCTTATACCAGAGGGGTATTAAAGGTGAGCGATTAGACCTGAGCTATGACAACCATGACCTATCAGACTTGGAAGTATACCGGGATGGGGGCATGCTCATGCTTTGGAATACGCATCCCCGTTTACCCTGGCAAACCCCAGAATACTATGCAGAGGAAGAAGCGGTATTACTGCCTAATGAGTTTCAACGTGTGCATAGAAATCAATGGGTAGGTAGCACTTCAAAGTTTGTCGAAAAGTTATGGTGGCAAGCCTGTCATGATTCTTTACCCCCTTTAACCCCCGGCGAATTAGCCGTACTTGGGGCTGATGCGCCTAAAGGGAGTGAGGATAAAGGCTATCTTGCTGACTCCTTTGCTCTGGTACTGGTAACATATCATCCCTCTAAGCCGGATAGTATAGCAGTACGCTATTGTGGTATCTGGCAACCTGAGCGCGGCCAGTTACTTGATTATATGCCAATAGAAGATGAGATACGGCGTCTTTGCTCTCAATTCTCCATCGTCGAATGGGCTTATGATCCGCATCAGTTACACGATATGGCGATGCGTTTCCGGCGTGAAGGCGTAGTGCTTACAAAGGAATTTAAGCAGGGGGATGCTCGGTTGAGAGCCGATAGACAACTGAGAGACTTAATCGTTAATCGGCGCATTGCTCATGATGGCAACCCTCTACTATCAGAACACATTGATAATGCGAATGTGACTGATAGGGGCGAGGAAGGTATCCGGCTCATTAAACGTCAACAGCACTTAAAAATAGATGGGGCTGTTGCTCTATCAATGGCAGCACATCGGCTCTTGTCGTATAATAATATTTAGCCCAGAGGAGGCACAATGATAGATGGTGCATATCTTATTCCCCTTACAACTCACTCAGATGAGCGTGGATTCTTTCGAGAGATACTCAAAGCCAGTCAGTGTGAGTTTGGACAATGGTCACATAGCATGATGGTGACAGGGGTTATTAAAGCGTTTCAT